CCCTAGGTATGATTCGATCTATCCAATTGATGGAAGGTTCGATTTTTATTGCCAATAGAGGTAACCTATCTGGACAGGCGGATACACTTCCCATGAACGATTATGCAAACCATTTTGCATTCGTTTATGCGATGTTTAGACGCTTGTCAGATCAGGGTAACGATATTGATGATATTTCGAATGACCAACTTATTAATTGGTATCGTCTTGTTACCGTAGGAGATGACAATTGGGCAAAATTCAATCATTTGTTCAATATGTCATTTGATGATCTCTGTGAGTATTTCAAAGAAATCGGATTCAAGTTGACCCCTTCAAATAAAGGTTTAGCTGAAGAGGAAACGTTTTGTTCTCGTCTAATGAACCGTGACAAGAAAACCGGTTTAGTGTTCCCCGCTCTTAAGAAATCTTCTATAAATAGACAACTTCATTTCACCTCGGACACAACCCCCGAGCAATTAACTGATCTATTTAGAGGAGTTATCTTGGAAGCTGGTCTTTGGGACAAAGAGTATTATGATAGCATTATACATGATGTAAAAGTTCAATGTACAAAGCTAGATGATATGTTTGGTAAGTTAGGATCCATAGTTTTAATGAACTTAGATTTAAGACCATACCACGTACTCCGAAGACTTTGGGAACAATATATCCGCGGAGTCGCTGAATTTCCAGATGTCTCGCCCCTGGTCACGACAATGACATTTAATGTCGCATGTGATCAAAACTTTTCTTAAACTGTTTATTACACACACACTGCTAGGAACAGACTTAAAGTTGTCATTCCCAAGCAATTTAACATTACTTGTTTACTTTTGTTTATTGAGGTAAAGCTTTGCTTCTTCAATGACTACACCACCGCCACCACCAAATCCGTTTCCTGGACACGATTTGTTGTTGCCGCTTACACCTACTAGTTTTAATTTACCATATTTTGCTACTGTTACTTTTGAGAAAACTATTGGGAACTCCGCTAATTTGGAAGTTCCAGAATTTCTTCCTCCACTATACATAGATCAAAATAATATAGTTTATAATCTTAATTATAAGAAATTCCATTCTAGACCTATTAAAGTCGGTGCTGTTAGGCTTCAACAAAACGTCCAGTTGATAGACGGTCCTCAAGTTGTTTGTGATTGCCACATTCACTTCGACAACAACGCCACTAGCTTTAATTCTGGTGCCATAGCTGCTAGACTAACTAACGCATTATCATCTACTGCTAGAGAAATAAGATTTGCTTTAAGAAATTTTTACGGTGCCGATTCCGCTATACCAAACGGCGGTTTTCATCTTCCTGTATATTTACTTGTAGGTAACTTTAACGTCACTGAGTGGTCAGGTACTATTAGCTTTAGAGTCCCTGTAAAACTTAATCCAGCTTTACCCCCTATCCAAGGTCTCGATATACCTGAACCTCCCCCATCAGAAAATGAAGCAACCAGCTTGCTACGATAACCCCCGTACATACGATGCCGCTCATCCCGACAACTGGAGTGACCGTGGACCCCTTCAGGTTGATTTCCTCCCTCAACCTAATCCTGGGGATCAACGGCCACTCCTTGATCAATCAGATGCGGTCCTCGACCCTTTCTTTCCCCACCTCGATTCTGACCATCCCACTACATTCGTGGACTTCCACGGCTTGTTCCCTATGGATGGTGGTCTATCTTACGTCCACCCAATCGAACGCGACGGTCAAGAGATGTCTACTGCTGAGTTCAACCGCACTGTTAGAAATTGGGGTATTGCCGGCTCCTCTCTTTGGCAAGAGGATGTTGAGGCGGTTGACCAAAACGGCGAAGACATTCTCGCCGACTATGAGAATGCACCTAACGACTGGAATGTTGGAGATGATGACTCTGCGAGAGGTTCTCCTCAACCAGAAGTTCAGCATCGCCATGATCGAATGGACGAGTCCGAAGATTCTGCAGATGAGTCTGTAGAAGGATCAGAAGATCGATCCATGGGTCCCATGCGTATGCATGAAGACTTTCTCGAACTCGAAGCCGAAGAAGAGGAATGGGAACGTCGTTATCGTGAAGATCATTACGCCGATGACTTACGCGTTATGTCCCCAGAACAGAGATACGAAGTTCGCCCTTTGTATCCTGCTGATCTAGGTCCCCCTGCTCGGGTAGAGCGTATTGACCTAGAAGATTTCCAAGATGTAGATCCCCTTGCAGATATACCCGCTCCTGAAGAACCCCCAGAAGATCTTATAGAATTCCCTATTCGTAATCCTGTAGTTAATCCCTTAGGTTTAGGTCTCCCTGATGATGTTTGGGCTGACTTACGTGGCGAAGATTGGGAAGTACATCCCGATGCCGATTATGAATACAATGTATTCTGCATGACCGAAATTGAATATGACTTTGACGTGCAAACTCTTGTAACCCAGTGTTACAACAGATTGCACGGCAGTAGACATTACCCCAAAGACGGAATTGTAGAATGCAAAGCAAACATGTCGATGACCACGCAAGCCGGTCCAAAAGGAGGGAATCCAATCATGCCCTTTACTGCTGGTGAGCATGGGAATGTCGGAAACGGTGTTCCTATGCATGGAGACGCTCCTGCATCTTCAACTGTAGCTGGAGGTTTGACTCGCCCAAATGATCCCCAAGTTCGCGCTTCTCGCGATATCCCGGCTCAAGCTCCCTTGATGGCTATGGTTGGTGGTCCTCCTGATATGTCGGAGATGAATATGTACCAAGATGATATTCTCAACTTGGTATATAGGCAATTCCACTCCGGGACAACTACCATCCAGGGTTCTCAAGCCTTGGGCTCAATTGTATTTAGGATACCATACGGTCTAAATTTACTTTCCACTTATGGACAAAATTGGGCTCGTTTGCACAAACGGTACAATGGCAGAATTCGTGTCACCATGTCTGTTTCTGCTGTTCCTATGATGCGAGGAAACTTGCTAGTAGGAGTAGTTAGAAATATGCCTGCCAGTACTGTTACTACATACAGTCCACAAGCTCTCCAGAAAATTAACTGGGTCATTCTTAACGTAGATGGCTCAGGAGAGTATTCGATCGACATTGGCGATGCTCGTAAGATGAATTTCTTTCGAGACACTTCTGAAGACCCCGTAAATGGCGAACCGGCTGACGTTACAGATAGGCCAGGAATAATTGGCATTGTATATACCCCATTAATTAACCAGTTTGGAGAAGACTCCGACAATAGTGTAGTAATTAACTTTAGGTCTGCAGCTATTTCTCCATTAGAAGACCCAGCTTATGGTTTTAAGTGCTGGGAACCCATAGATTCCGCTGTAACTTTAAGGTCTTTCGAAGACACACCTAGTTTAATTTATGTTAAGGACATTTTACCTACTATAACTAATAGGTCTCTCTTCTTAGATGGCACTAAAGAACGTACCACTTCTGTACAGAATCTTTATGATTTAAGTCCTAGACGTGGTGTGTTTGAAGGTGAACATAAGACAGGTCCCACTTTAATTAATCAGAAACCTTCATTCTTTTCAAACGACAACAAACGATTTATGGTATGTCTTCAAGACATGGATCCTTTGGACTTTGAATGGGGTGCTAATGCTCGTCCCATTTCGCAACAACTCGACTATCCATATCGCTCTGATATAGGTAGCGGTGATATTGTTAAACCTAACCCTCAAAATCCGTTTCTCGGTGTCATTGCATCTGCGGAAGCAATTCCAATCACCAATCTACTTGTCACAGATGGTGGTTCGAATTCAACAAACCGCGTTGAACTGACTGAGGTTATCATCGCTAACTATAAGAAAGGGCGTCTCATATTTTGCTTCGGTGAAGTACGAGATGTCGATTGGACTGCGGAAATCAACGAGATAGTACCCGTTCAGGGTGTGAATGGTCTACATACAATTGTTTGGCCTGTTGGTTCCGATTCGGCTACTACTACTAATAATCTCCCTTCTGGATATTATAATGTGACCGTTGCTACTGATGGTCAAGTTCAATTTCTTGCCACGATTCCTACGTCTCCTGTTCTATATCCAGATGCAAGTTTCACTAGATGGTTTCTCTCTTTGCGAAATTCGTTAGTTGGCCCTGAAGAGTCTATTACTGCGGATCTTTTAGACCGCCGTAATAATACTTTGATAGGCTATTTGTTTAACTTGAAAGATCAGATAGTTATTAGGACACCCGTTCCTAATAATGGTTCATCCCACTATCGTTTTAACGTGGACTTGCAATATCTGGCTTTGGCCAATACCCGTCCTAGTATGGGACAACCCGAATCTGACGCCACCCGATTTTTGACACCTTTAGATTTAACTCGAGGTACCAGCAAGTATGACATCGCTCGGGCTATCCAGTTACTTGATCGGCAGGCAGTTGACCAGCTCTTTGCATTGTCTTTAGCAACGAAGGAAACTTCAGTTAAAGCTAATGCGATGATTGCTGGTATGGCTGTTGCTGGTGGAATAGCTGGTCTAGCTCAAGGTGCCATGTCTTGGATGGAAGCCAAGAACCAGTTTCAAAACAAGTTGTCCCTTCAGGATGACTATATTAAACAAAAATTCAAAGCCCAGTGGGATTTGAATTTGCAGAATTTTCAAATGCGTCAAGCTGCG